TCTTACCGATGAATGTATAATTCTTTGTATTGTAATCTGTTACAAGATATCTATCAATCCTCCAATCAGATTCTGATACCTTTAAGATATGCTCAGCAGGATAATCAACATCAATGTCTTCATTATAGATTGCTCTGAATAATAACTTATAAGAAGCAAGTGTTCCTCTAGAGTTATTGAAGAACTTGATGTATTTAACCATCAACGACTTATCTGCTTGAACATCAATAGGAATTGATGGGAGGAAATCCCTTCTAAAGTATTCTATATACTCATCAAGAGTAGTATCAATATTCCGATAGTCTTGTAGGTTTTGAATGCCGCCTGTTAATTTGCCAGACTGCTCCATATATTCATAATATGCTTCTATGAACGCAAGAAAGTTTTCACCGTCTTCCTTATAGAAGTCGGGGAATTGATTCTTTACAAGAGTGGATATTTTATTTGGTACACTCATTAAGTAGTTTCACCCGTAATCGTGACACCACCATTTTCTGAGTCCATAATTAGAATTTGTTCCCTTACTGGAATGACATCAAACCTATCTGGAGTCATCGAAACTTTCAATTGAGTATCTGCAAACGCAGTTGGTGCGAAGGCATTAACTTCAACCTGACCAGTATCATAATCAACTGTTCCAGCATTAGCAATAATATTAGTTTTAACCTTTGCTTCATTGTAACGGTATATATTCACATTACCCAAACTATCATCATCTAAATATGCAGGAAAATTTTGATAAGTAAATTCAGTTGAACTCAGTGTACCCTTTCTAATCTTATTATTGAAATTTAATAATAACCTTTCAGACTTGCTGATATTAGGAACAACCCTTTTCTCAAGACTAATACTCACATCATTGTTTAAAATAGAACCAGTTGTAATATTATCTAAAGAACGAATGAATTTAGAGTATCTTAGTTTATTATTAAACCTTTCAAGATTATTTGATGAATATGCTAAAGTGGCTGCTCTTATATCAGATTGAATTTGTGACTCAGAAACTGTAGTAGAAGTCTTATCGTAATACGTTGTGATTGAAGGAACAATATAGATATATTCTGGGTTAATGATAACTGGATCGATACCCAATGGAGTTCTGTCAGCAATAGAATCTTTAATTTGAGACTTTCTATTAGTTGTTGCGTAGTTTTCACCATACGGTTTAACAGCAATATAAACTTTACCATAAACAGCAGGTGTTGCATTTTCACCACCGAAGGCAATCACTGATTGTAAATCAGCATTCTCCGTTAAAAGAATTCTTTGGTAGTCATTATCCACAACAGCACGGTTTTGTGTTTGATAGTTTCTTGGTGCGTTAAACTTAATACTTTCGATAGACTCTGAAGACCTACCACCAAGTGAATCGACGTTAGTAGTAATAACAGCACTTGTATAACTAACACCAATGCTTAGACTATCTACTGAGAATACATTAGCACTGTTTGTTTTATTAGCATTACATACTAAGTAGTCTACAATTACAATGTTATTATTTTTTAACGACTTACCAAGTGCACCTTGACCAAATAAAATTTCATATTTTTCATCGGCAGACTCTTCTAAAAAGAATACAGGTGAAGTAGAATACACTTGTTTGATATTAGTTGCTCTTGTAAATTCAGTCGTGGTTGTATCAGATGAAGATTCCTGAACACTCACCGTAATACTAGAAGTATCAATATTATTATTTGGTAAAATATATCTTATAGGATTGCTTGTATTTACTGTGAACTTATGAGTTAAAGGAATTCCCTCTTTAATCGTAATTGCTTTAGAAAAGGTATTAGCAGAGTTAAGAACCACACTTGCTTCTGGTGTAACGTAGGTATAAGTTATATCATCAATCGTAGTTGAGAACTTAGAGTTCTTCGGAATAGTGAATTGGGACACAGTGTTAGCAATGCCACTAAATGCAACTGTAACATTTGCACTCGCACCGATTGCTGATACTGGTAAATATCCCAGTTCCTTTGCTCTTGATACAACTGAATCTCTTTGTTGTGCGGTATCTAAGAACATCTCATTAGCAACCATATTTAAGTAATATGCATTATAATGTGTATTGTAAGCAAGAACGTCAAGTAGAACTGCCATAGCAGATCCCTCGAAATTATAATCTTTAAATTGATTTTGTGTGCTTAGATAACTTTTTAGGTTCTTTCTAATATCATCAAAGTCGAGTTCACTTACTTGTAAGTATGTATTTGCAGTTGCCATTACTCATTTCCTTTTAATTTGCAGTTATCGAAATGCCATCTTGACATCCCATTCGCACCACCCAGTTGCCCGCAGTGTGTACATTCAACAATTTTTCGTTTCAGTCCTTTAAGGGAATCCTTTAAATTTTCTATGTGTTCAACCGTTCTCTTTCTTCCTGTCTGTTCAACCGATTTTGCTGTTTTTTGCTCTTTAGTCCAAACCCTTCTTTGTATCACACCTTTCATAGATTTTTTAATATTTGCTTTGTGCTCTTCAGTGAGGGTTCTTCCTTGTTGAGTCTTACTTATTTTCTCTCTTACGGTTAAACTATTATCCTTTCCAGACCAATGCCATTGATGTGTTACTAAGTTGTAATATTTAGTTTTTATTTCGTCTGGTTGTATTAAACTCAACCATTTAGTTTCTTCTTCAATCATCATCTTTTTTGATGATATTTCTGATTTCAATATTTTTCTTTTAAAATCTTCAGGCCTTCTTTTATATGCAGATTTCATCCATCTTGAACTACAAACATAACCATCATCTTCAAATCCCCAATGACACCCAATATAGTATCTATTATGTTTTCTATCTCTCCAAATATAAACAAACCCAGTATTTTCCATAATTCTAGCGAACTCTTTCTAGTATGACATCCAGGATAACTGGGTCAGGATCGTTTAATATCATAAATGCTACTGACACTGTCAATGCATTTACTTCTGGTCTTTCTTCTACCAAAACCTCGAACACATCTGCCCGAGGTTCATAGTTTTTAATTACTTCTTTAATTGCCCTTTCCATCTGCTGTTTAACAGGTGGTGTAAACAATTCAAATAAGAAATACCGAATACTACATCCAATGTCTGACTTAAATGGACGTTCGAAATAATCAGTTAAGATTAATGACTTAACAGATTGTCTTACGGATTCTCTGTTAGTCTTTCTACCCACGTTACCCGTAATCGGGTGTGCGATAAATGATAAATCTAAGTCACTGAATATTTCTTGTTTAGGCATTAGGCATTATTTTTTGATTCTTGTATTTCTTTTCTACGTTCTTTACAAATCTTAGTAATCTCAGATAGTGCCTTGCGAGCACGTGTACCTGCAGATTTGTTTCCGTTTTCAAACTTCTCATTCTCTGCTTTGTAAGTGTCAAATAAGTTTACTATGTTGTCATGATTATTCATTTCATTTTCCTTCTATTATTTAAAAATTATTATTAATATATTTATAAGTGTTTAACCACCAATTCTGACATTAGTTGAACCTTGTGCCATTGCTCCAAAGTCTGCCGAATCGCCAACTCTTGCTGCAGGTATTCCATTAATCCTAACAGATCTAGAACCTCTATTAACTCTAGCACTATGAGGAACACAATATATTCCAACTAATATTGTGTGTGGTGCGACTGGGTCATTCATTCTTGCGGCAGGTCTTTTATTAATTCTTACTCTGCCTTGAGTAGCAATAACAGTTGAAGTCGGACTACAACCGTGACCAGTATATAATCCATCACCATGTCTGCAAGCATTTGGCATTAGTTTATATCTATTGTTGGTGCTATAAATCGCATTGGACCAGAACTTATCATTTGGCAAGACCCACCAATTTTAGCAGAGAAATTTCCACCACTATTCAATGTCATAGAACTTCCAGTTGTAACAGTGGCACTACCACCAGCAGTAACGTTTATATTACCACCAACTGCTGCAGTTAAATTGCCACCGATAGTAACATTTGTATTTTTATCAATGAATATTTTTACATCACCTTTGACGTGGATACTATCATTACCAGCAATCACCTCATAATTATCTTTAACAATATGTTCTACTTTAGTCCCATCTGGATGTATCTCATAAAACGTTCCAGTCTTATGTCTTTCTTTAATACGTTCAGCACCTTCAGTATCATCATATTCTTTAGTGTGACCAGACTCTGATTCGTACACATGGTTGTATGGATACTTTGCTTTGTATGGGTCAGCAGGTTCCCCGATAACTGTGTCAGGTGTATGAGTCCTTGTGTTCTCTCCACGTGCTAATTTGTTTACATCACTCTCATTAGTATATCTCGGGAATTTTTCGGTAGGATCGTTGAAACCAAACGCACTGTTGGACTTGTCAGAAGGCATACTGGCGATAGTACCCATAATGGCAGGTTCTTGAGCACGGTCACCATCCATAAAGAATCCGAACACCCAACTACCCTCAACAATACCTGTCGGGGATTTACCAACTCCACTTACTGAAGCAGAATCGATACTATTAATCATTACTGCCCAAGGGAGAGAATCAGTAGGAATCGCACCCTTGTCGTCAGTGTGCCATCCGAAACAACGAACACGTACACGACCAAGTTCTATGGGATCGTTACGGTCTTCAACAACACCAACGAACCAAGTGAATCCATTCCTACCTATAAAGTTACGCATTTAAAGTGCTCCTACGATCTCCATCAATAAAGCATTCTTATTTAATTTTTTACTTAAATCTAAACCTAAACCTTCAGCATAGTCTTGTAACTGCTTCTTAGTCATACTGTTAAGGTCAGGTGTTTCGTGAGTTGGTTCTTTTATTTCTTGTAGAAACACTGGGTTTCTGTTCGATCCTGGTAATGGCATAATATGCTCCTTATAATGAATTAGTTGTTCTTGCGCATTCTAATATTGTGGTAAATACGTCATTAGTTATTTTTTGTCTTACTTTTGTTATTAGGTATTGTCCTGATAACGATTTATCTAGATTCCCTTTATCTGTTCCTATATTATTATGTATAAAGAATTCTAAATCGATTAACCCACCAACGTTGATTGATGAATTTCCTGGAATTGATACTTGAATAATTTTATTAAATAATTGTTTACCATATGACAACTTTCTATTGAGGGTTGTGTTTGTCTTTTTTGGTAATGCTGTTTCTTTTTGAAACAATACATCGTTGTCGTGACCCGTTCTAGAAGATATTAAATTGATAACTGGATCACCCACAACCTCTACAGCAAACTTACCATCACTAACCGTTTGAAAATTATCAGATTCTTTATTATAATCAAATATAACTTCTTTCTTATTCTTTTTAAGTATATCTAGATTAATAGTCTTTGCTTTGAATAAACCACCCTTAACATTTGATAAGATATTATCATCTTTCAATATATCATATGATATAATTTTATATTGGTCATCCTGCACAACACCCTCTTTAGTATCGCTCTCACCCACATTAGACATAAAGTATGTGTAGGTAAAATCAATAGGAGCATCTGCTATCATTTGAGGAACATTCTTAAACTTAAATCCACTACTATCCTCAAAGAAAATGTAGTATGGATAATGGTCAATAGAGTCTGCTTCATTTGCCAGAAAGTTGATACTTCCGTCAATTGACAATGACGGGATAATATATTTGTGTAATCCAGAAGTCTCATCAATATCAAGACTCTTATTGATTCTGGCAGAACGATAAATCGTTTTTATATCATTTGTCAAAACATATTCATCAACAATAGACTTAATCATTTTGGATATTGTACTGCCACTACCTCTTCCATATGCTTTGTTAATCTTTTGAGGAATAGTTTGATATGCTTCAGCACTAATTCCAGACAACATATAAGACTCATTAAATTCGCTGATTCTTCTTCTATTGCTTGTTTCATATAAAGCAAACATGTGTTGTTTGTATGCGATTCCTTTATATCCTGGATCAGTCCTTTCCCTATAAGAAATAATTATATATTCACCACCATTAAAACCACCAGCAATACCTGCTTCTTTATTACCCTTTATAATATTATTAAGATTAAGTGCATCCTCAACAACAAAGTTACCTCTTAAATAATGTTCGAACATGTTCTGGTAAATATTAACCTCTAATATCATATCAGAAATATCTAGACTTCTTCCATCACTCAGTACAAGATTTATACTTTTTATCTCTACATCACCAGCGAATCTGTAACCCTTATTACTCATTAGATTCCATTTCTTAAGATATCTTCAACTTCATCTTCAACTTGCTGAAGATATTTCCTATCTAATATTTTAACTCTTCTTTTAAAATCATTTTTTTCTACCTCATAATTATATTTTGTAATGAGTTCTTTATCTGCTGCAGCAAGTGTACTATAAGTTGTTAAGTCTACGACCACCCATCTCTTAGGGATACGTGTTCCGTTGTTTAATACTTTTGATTGGTTTAATATTTGTCTGTATTCGTGCACAGTTGCTTGAGCAGAAGGGATGCTATTATACTTACCTTTCATATAATTGGCAAAGTCTTGGTCAAACAGAGGCCACTCAAATACTGGATCAATTATATCATTAAAGTGCAATACAATCCAAGCATATGCTGGAGAACCATAATACTTCTCAGCAATAGTATCGGGTCTGTCACCTGACTGAATTTCGTAATCAAAATAAACATTGATACCAGACTTAACTGAAGACTTAATTTTAAATCGTCTAAGTATGTTTGTTAGTTTAACCTTCTGACCATTATTCGTTAGATCGTGTTCAGTTGTGGGGAAGTATGAGAAGTAGTTTGACATATTAATTTTTCCTTATTCTGGATCAGGGACATAAGGTATTGGTTCACCTTGATAACTAGCATCAGCAACGCCAATTTCTGCTGCAGATTTTGCTTCATCTCTTGAATTCCATCCAATGTCTAAAGTTTGTTTCGTTTGAATTTCTAACTCTTGGAATGTTAATGATATTTCTACTGATACTGGTGCTCCAGTGTCTTCAAAAAATATTGGGATGCTCTCACCATTATAATTAACATTAACATTCTTCAATGCGCATCTACCAATTTTAAATAATGATGGTGCTAAGTGGGTTGAAAATTCGATATCCCATTCCTCCGGATATTCGAAGAAAGAACCACCACCCCATTTAACATCTGGGTGCATATAATAATTGAATGTGTCGATTATATTTGTTATCCTTACTGATTCTTTTTCGTTCCTTGCTATAAATTTGTAAGAGAATTGGAACTCTCTGAAGTTTACATTATCAAATAGAACAGCAGTATGTGGGTTTACCGCAATTCCTTCTGACGTACCAAGACCTTTACCAATCTGACCTAGACCAATAGCACCACCGAGTGCTGCAACAGCACCTAAACCTTTAATCTTTGCTGCTGCTAAAGTGGCACCACCCACAGCTGCACCAGCAGTTGTTTGGTCTGCTGCCAATTTCTCCCCTTTTGTTTCAACAGCCATTTTATTAAATGCTGAAGTTAATTTTTTAACTTTAGTAACAACCAGATCGGCGATATCCGTCGCCGACCCCACATCAGAACCATTGCTGAATGGACCCTTTCCAGATGCCATCCAACCAATAGCACCAAGGTTTTCATTGTTATATCCAACACTATGTTGATTATTTAATGATGATGGAATTGGTAGGACTATGCTTTTCATTGCTCTTTCTTCAATAACAGAGTCTCTGCTTGGTCTTTTCCGATCCATAACATTAAAAATCATATAATTCTCACCATCTATATCTTCAGGGAATACTATTGGTCTTTTAACTTTAGAATCCCTTTCATATAATTCTCTTAAAGGTGATTGACCAGCACGACCACGTTGTTTCTTTTTTATCAATTCATTAAAATTTCCTGAGATTGATTTGAATCCATTAGAATCAAAATTAAGATTTAATTTATCACCCAGACCAAATTTATTTAATCCTGCCTTTCCTAATTGATTGAATGCTTGACTTTTTAATTGTTTGAGATTATTCAGACCCATGTGATTTTTTAGAATAAATAGATATTATTGTATATTTATAACGTCAAGTGAATGAAATTCCATCAAGGAAAGTTTAACCCCAAATTCCCCCAAAAATATAACGGAAACGTCAATACAATTAAATACAGATCTAGTTGGGAACTTCAAGTATTTGTGTATATGGATAAGAATCCAGATGTAGTTTCTTGGAACAGTGAAGAAGTCATAGTGCCTTATGTGTCCCCGATTGATGGAAGGAAGCACAGATACTTTGTTGACATATGGATGAAGAATCGGAAGGGTGGTGTATATCTTATTGAAATAAAACCTGCTGCTCAATCTCAACCACCTAAAAAGAAGAGTAGAGTAACAAAGAAATACTTAAACGAAGTTAAGACTTGGGGTGTTAATCAGGCAAAGTGGGTTGCTGCGACTGCT